GGTGCAGTGGGTGTATACTAAGCGTAAGCTTTAATATTTATACTAAATGAAATTAGGGGTTGACTTTGCGGCATTATGTGGTATAACATACGAGTAGTATACTTTAAGTTAAACATAATGGTTTAGTCCAACTACTAGTTAATTATATTATAAGTAATACTTAAAGTAATACTTAAAGTATATGATAACATTAATCTCTTCTTTGTCGCATAACTTAGTATAAGTTTTTTGAAAATCCTCTTGACTTATAAAACTCTATGTGTTATAACTGTCAGAAGTCACAATAATAATAATAACAAGATGACATAATGGCCTCCCCTAAAGATAAATACGACTCATCCGATGATGTCCTTAACACATTTTTCCAAGCTCTAGCTGATGATGACCTAAGAGCTTTATATAACCTTCATATTCCTCGTAGTGATGTTTTCTATATAAGAGAAAAGTATTACATGGACACAGGGCACTGGGTTTCCTTAGATAGAATGGAAAGATCAATGTTCCTAGAGAAGAAGTTAGATAGTAGGGATGTACTAGACCCGAAACGTAGACGGGATTGGGAAGATGACTATGGCGTATAGATTAGGTAAGAGAAGTAAACAAAGGTTACAGGGACTCCACAAGGACTTAGTAGCAGTTGTTGAAAGAGCAATAGAAATAACTGAGGTAGACTTCACTGTGTTAGAGGGTATGCGTACCTTAACTAGACAGAAGGAGTTAGTAGCAAAGGGTGCATCAACAACTCTTAACTCTAGACATCTAACAGGACACGGGGTAGACCTGGGTGCTTATGTAGATGGTGCAGTAAGATGGGATTGGCCTTTATACTACAAGATAGCTGATGCTATGAAGCAAGCAGCAAAAGAATTAGAAGTAGACGTAGACTGGGGTGGAGACTGGAAGTCCTTCCCAGATGGACCTCATTATCAATTAGCTTGGGGCTCCTACCCTAAGTAGTCTTAGGGAGAGAATAGACATGAGTGATAGAAATGCTGACGATATACGTTCTTTACAAAGTGATCAAGACGAATTAGAAAAGCGTCTATTTAAGTTGAGAGACACTGTCCGTGATATGGAAGAAGAAATCAATAATATTAATATATACCTTGATATAACTAAAGCTAAGTTAAAATCTTTTGATGGTATTATTGGTTGGATTGTTAAGTTGTTTATAGGTGCTATTCTAGGGGGCATACTTACATTTATTATAAAGGGAGGTTTAGTCTTGTGATTGAAGAACATAAAAAACTATTACTCCCTACTATTATTAGGGGAGTTTTATACGGACTAATAGTAGCGGTGTTATTGGTTAATGTGCCAAGTTTATTTGGTATAAGGCTTTCTTCAGAAGTGTACGCTGAAAAGATAACTAGAAT